CGGGAGACTTACCAATCCTGAAGCCGCTAGTATCTGATTGAAACGTACTCCCATCAAACGTCAGCGCACTCCCCGTGGTCAGGACTTTGGAGCCGTTGAGGTAGGCCACGCCGTTGGCTGTGCCGCCGGAGAGGGTCGCGCTGCCGGACAGCGTCAGACCGCCGGTCACACTCAGGCCGGTAGATGCCAGCGTCATCAGATCAGAGAAGCCACTGGTGGTCTGCACGCCGAAGCGCAGGTCGCCAACCTCTGCACCCGCTGTCGGGTCAACAATGGTCGCCAAGATGCGGGCATACGACTGGTCGGCCCCGCCGCTGTCCTTACCCCTGAAGAGCAGGTTGGCAATCTGGTCGCTGGCTGCAGGGCTCGCAGAGTTGCGATAGAGCACCACATCAGGAGCGGCGGTGGCTGAGGCATCCGTGCTTTCAAAGACAACCAGATCCCCAGTGTTCGTGCCTTGAAACGTGAAGCTGCCAGACAGGCTGGTCCCACCAAAGACAAAGTTGCCGTTGCTGTCGATGGTCTGGCGGTCCACGCCATTAGTCGAGAGCGCCAGCGTGGTGGCGTTGTTCGACGCAAAGCGGACGGCCGTCGAGGTCGACTGGATCTGCCCCTGCGTGGTGCCAGACACCTGCAGCAGCACACGCGAGTCGGTGCCGTTGTTGATCGTCAGGTTGCCGGTCATCGTGTCACCGGCCTTGAGCACGTTGCTCGAGGCAGCGCCAGTCAGAGCGCCGACGAATGTAGTGGACGTGACCGACGACAAGCCAGCCAGCGTGGTGGACGTTGCGCCAAGGCTGATGCTGGTAGAGCCAATGGTCACGGCGCTGTTGGTCAGCGATGCGTTGGCAATGTTGCTCAGCGTATTGCTGGCACCTGAGATCGTCTTGTTGGTCAGCGTGTCGGTCGTCGCGCGACCCACCAAGGTGTCGCTGCTTGTTGGCAGTGTCAGCGTGCCGGTGTTCACAATGGTGGCGATGACCGGCGCAGTCAGCGTCTTGTTGGTCAGCGTCTCAGCGCCAGCGATCGATGCAAAGTTGGCGTCCGACAGCGCGGCATTGAACTCGGCCAGCGTGCCGGTCAGCGTGTTGCTGGCCAGATTGATGGTCTTGTTGGTCAGGGTCTGAGTGGCCGACGTGCCGACCAGATCCCCGCTTGGCGCGGCCAGCACGGTCAGGCCGGTGCCGCCGCTGTTGACCAGCACCAGCTTGTTGCCGTTGCCGCTGAGCGTGGGCAGCTTGTCGAAGCCCGCCGCAATCAGCGCCAGCTCGGCGCGCATCGAGGCCGACGTTGCGGGTGCCCCTGTGGCGGGAAAACTGCCCGCGTTGTAGTAACTATTGCTCATCGAATACCTCTGCGCATGGAGTAATGAAGGATCACGGAGTTGACCGTGAACGACTGATAGATGCTGGAGATCGAGGCCACGCGGACCGCGATGTTCTCGGCCGTCCCCTCGACCTCAACCTCGGACGGCGCAAGCGTGCGGCCGTCCCAGACGAATGCGTCCCAGATGGCTGAGTCCCAGAAGCTGGAGATCAGGTTGCTCTCGTAGCTGCGCTGAATCGGCTGCTCGTACTCGGTCGAGCCGTAGCCAAGGTCGTAGCTGAAGGCGAACTCCGCATACGACGTGCCGGTGATCTCGAGCGATCCGCGACGGAAGCGCTTGAGCATCCGCGGGCTGCCGATCGCGTTGAAGACCAGCACCATGTTGGCGGAGATCTCCGCGCCGTCGAACGAGGTGCCCGCGTCGAGGCGATACACGTAGCCGTCGGTCGAACCAAAGAACGAGGTCTCGGAGCCGTCAGGCTTCTGGCCCTCGCTCATGCAGGTCACCGGGTTGGGGAACTGCACGGGCATCGCGCCCATCATCTTGCCGTTGGCGAACGTCAGGTACAGGCCATAGCCGTCGCTGAAGAAGATGCGGTACTGACCCTTCTCGCGGTTCACACCGCTGGCAGTGATCAGGTTGCGCCGCTGCTGCACGAAGGGGCGGATGTTGAGCGTCAGGGCCGCGCTGTCGAAGTTGCCGTAGTTCAGCGTGGTCTGCAGGTTGATGACGCCGCGGTCATCGAACACGTAGCTCACGCCCACGTTCTGCGCGCTGTACGGCTTGGCCCCGGTCCCGACGTTGTAGGACACGAGGTTGAAGTTTTCGGAGCTGGAGCCGTACAGGATGAATGTGTTGCTGTCCGAGTAGATGGCCATCGCACCGGTCGACTGATCGCCCGGCTGGACCAAGAAGCAGGTCACGTCGTCGATCAGTGCGATCTCGCCTGCACCGAGGACCGGGTCCCAGCGGTACGGGTCGCCGATCGCGGAGAACTGCACCGAGGAGCCGAAGCTCAGGAACAGGTGCTGCTTGTGGAAGGCAATGTGATCAGGCGTGTCAACGGCCATGCCGGTGCGCAGCGGCACATACGTTGTGCCGTCGAACTCAAAGGCGCGATTCAGGCCGTCAGCGCCAAACATGCGGGTCGAAGACACGCTGCCACCGAAGTTGGCGATCACAGTTTCCACGCGGCCATTGGGCTGCAGCGTGATGGCCGACTGCGTACTGGCCGCCTCGGCGTGCTTGGTCGATCCCACGCGGATGTGGTCGGACGCGCTGAACGTGCCGGTGATGCTGGCGAAGATCAGGCGGCCTGCGGCATCGCCCGTGCTCCACGCACCCGACTCGAGCACCACCCGGGCAATGGTCCCGGTCGCGCCGCTGGTGTGGCCGTTGACCACGTCGCCGTCGACCAGAGCGATGGAGCCGGTGTCGAACGACAGCTCGTAACCCAGACTGACCTGCGTCCAGCCGCTGGAGCTGGACTTGTACATGTTCAGCGCCGTGTTGCCGACGTTGTTGCGCCACGCATAGACGGTGCTGTTGTAGTAGACGACGCCGCGGATCGGACCCTCGCCGGGCACGGCGTCAATGTCTTCGCGGTAGTTGTCGGCAGCCAGCGCCAAGTACTCGGCCAGCGTCTGTGCCGAGGCGCTCACAGCGCCGCCCAGTGCGGTCACGACGCCCTTGGTGACGCCGCCCACCTGCACGTTCTCGCCGATCGTGAAGGCTCCGGTGTCCTTGGTGTAGACCACCGTGCTGCCGTCAACGAGGATGACTACCCCAGTGGCTGCAGACGTCGCACCGGTGATGGTGTCGCCCGCGGAGATCGCGCTGGCAATGGTCACCGTGATGACGGTGAAGTCGGCATCGCTCGGGTTGGGTCGGCCATCGAAGCGCTCGTACCCAATGATGCGCGTGTAGCCGCCGGTGATGGATGCCTCGAAGTTCACCGAGTCGCGTGCGACGCCCGGCCGCAGGGACAGGGTTGGAGTGACCTGATCAAGACCCCCAGCAAGGGGGATCATCGCGTACTGGACCTTGGCGAACTGAGCTTGCTGCATGGTGCTGCCTTTACGCCAATGGGTTGCCCAGATACACCACCTCCAGTTGCTCGCGCTCGAGCTGCGACATCAGCGCGTTGTACTGCTGCTGGCCACGAGACAGCACCTCGGGGGCCGACTCAAAGAGGCCGTAGTACTCCATGGCCTTGTAGACGATCAGCATGTGCAAGTGCTCTGGCAGGGTTGGCTCATCCTCGTCACCCGAGAAGGAGGCCGGGAGTGTCTGGTACTCGCCCACAATGGTGTAGGCGGCGTCAGGCAGTGGGCCAAGCAGCAGGGCCTTGGCGTTGGGGTTGATGGCGAACACCATCGGACGCCCCTGCAGCGTGCGCTGCTGGTTGAACCGGTAGGTGTTGCGGAAGGTCTGGTACTCCCACTCCACCAGCCACTGCTCGTCCTCGTAGCCCAGCGCTGTCTTGTAGCAGCGGAAGGTGTCGCGGTGCCAGTAGCGCAGGTCACTCAGGCCCGCGGTCGCTGGCGTGGTGCTGTCGACACCCTGCGCGATTTCAAACGAGAACGGCTCGCGCATGAAGCCCCAAGTGTCATGCTTGCCTTGGATCTCAAGCCAAGCCTGATTGGTCCAGTCGACCAGCTTCTTGGCTTGGCCAACCTGTCCGGCGGTCGTCGTTGGGCCAGTGCCAGCGACGCCGCACTCTTGGCGAAGGGATTGCGCGAGCTGCAGGAAGTTCATGTCTTATGCCGGTTGCTGGAGGATCTTCTTCAGCCATGGCACGCCCACCTTTGGGTTGGGGTCGTGCATGACTTGGAACGGGTAGGTCAGAGACAACACGTTCTCTTCTTGGAAACCCATCGAACCATCCGGCTGAACGATCTTGCGTTGACGCACGCGCGACTGCTTGGCGTTGGCCAATACAGCAACGTGATACCGGCGCAGCGTCGCGGTGTTGCCGCGGACCACCATGCGGTAGTCGCCGTTCACGTTGACCTCAACGAAGGCGGCCTCGTTCTCATTGACGGGCTCGCTGAAGAAGACTTCAAGCTCATCGCGCATGAAGGCTTCCTGATCAAGGGCTTCGGTGCTGATCACCTTGTCGGTGTCGATCTCGATGCCTTTGCCGCTCTTGGCTTCTGCAATGGCCTCGACTCCGCCGTTGACCATATCGACTTCGTTTGAGTCGGGTCCTCGTTTGCGTTCGTAGCTGTTCACTCGGGTGTTCATGGGTAAGGTCTCCAAGGGTTAAGGAATTTGGGCGGGGCCACCCGAAGGCAGCCCCTTGCCGACTTAGGCAGTCAGCGGGTTGGCAGGCACGTCCATCAGGTTGTAGAACGTGTCAGTGACGCCAGTGGCGCTCAGGTCAGTGGAGCCGGGAGTGAACGCGGTACCAGCAGTCAGGGCGATGCGCAGGGCACCGAAGGGGCAAACGCCAGCGGGGGCGTCAGGGAACTGCAGGGCCACGCGGCCAGCGGCCAGCTCAGCGCTGTCCACGATTGCGCCGGGAACGATGCCAACAGCACCGCTGGTGTCCAGCGTCAACAGGTACAGGCGAGTGGAGCCGTTCACACCGCCAGTGAAGCCACCGTTGATGGCTTGCACACCACCGGCAGCGGCTTGGTACACGGAGGCACCGGAGTAGCTGATGGCGATGTTGTCGGTCGTGGCTTTGGCGTAGAAGCGGCCGTCGATCGTGTAGGCGATGTCAGCAGTGGTCTTGATGGTGTTGGCGTTGGTGCCTTCAGCCAGACCAGCAGATGCCAAGGCGAACGTGGCACCGGAGTTCATAGAGAGGTTGTCAGACATGACGAGTTCCTTAAAAAGTTGTGTGGAGAAAATGGGGGCCGAAGCCCCCAGTCATCACAGGCCGGAGGCGGCGCTTTCGATGCGGACCATCCAGTTTTCGTTCAGGCGCACAGCGTTCTTGTAGAAGTTGGCACCGACGTAACCGAACTGACCCATCGGGTTGGCGTGAGTGATCTGCTTTGCAGGCAAGTAGATCGGCTGGATGGCGTTCATGCCCTTGAGCGCAACTTGGCCCCAAGCCTCTTGTGCAACCACCATGATGGGGTACACGTCAGCAGTGGTACCGGAGGTGCCGCCGTTGGACAGGAAGGTGCCAGCAGTGATCGAACCACCGGCCGACAGGAACGGACGGAAGTAAGGGCTGGTCACGATGCGGAAGCGCTCGACCGAGCCGACTTCGCGCTCGTGCACAGGCTTCTGGCTGCCGTAACGGGCGACGGGCACGAAGCCAGTCAGGTTACGGAAGTCAGCTTCCATGTCGGTGTGGATGAACACCAAGTAGCCGGGTTCGACAGCGGTCGTAGCGTAGTTCACGCTGGCGGCCAGCTTCTCGGTCACCAGCTGAGCGTGTGCGCTCTCCAACTGACGAGCGGCTTGACGCAGCTTGTTCAGGGTGATGGTGGTGTTCACCGAGCTACGGGCAGTGCCGTTGGCGTACACGACGTTGGTGCCGCCGCGGACCACACCGTAAGAGACCAGCTCTTCGATGGAGGCCATGTGCTCGCCAACCAGCTTCACCATGTCGCCGGGGATGTCATCCTCGTACATGGCTTCGGCCTTGCTCGACAGCTTCATCAGCACGCCGTACTGCTGCAGGGTGACCTGCACGTCTTGGTACGTGATAGTGCGCGAACCGGGAGTCACACCCTCTTGCAACAGGTAGTTGCTGGTGGTGATGGAAGGAGCGCCGTTGGAGCCAGCGTCGATCGGCAGAGCGCGACGGAACACCACGGTGTCAGTCTTGTTCTGGGGGATCTGCTTCTGGGTACCGAAGGTGCTCAGGACTTTGATGGGCATGGCGTGCTTGAGCATCTCGCGCTCGGCCATGATGAGGTTCCGGGAAGGAACAAGGGAGTAGGTTTGCATGATTAAGCCTTTTGCTTGTCAAGTTGGTCTAAGTAGGCCCAGTACTCCTGAGGCGTCATGTCCTCGACAGCCTTGGTGCGTGATTGCGCACCAGAGCGGCCAGATGGAATTGCCGCCGCAGCAGACAGGCGCTGCGTTCTTTGTGACGTTGCCGACGTCGCTGCATTGGTGTGCAGGTCCAGCAGGCGCACGGCGTCTTGCGGGCTTTCGCTCGCCGCAAGCATCTGCACCTCGCGTGGTTGGCGCTGCAGCCATCCAACGAATTCGGGCGTCTGTACACGATCCTGCCAACCCGGGTGCCGAATCTCGACCGCCATCTCACTGCGCAGACGTGCAATCTCGTCGGGGCTCACGCCAAGCTGCTGGGGCGCTTGCTGGCTCTGCGCTGTAAGGCGCTGCTCCAGTACGCTCAGCCGCTCGTTGAGAGCTGACTCCATCGCGTCCGCGAACTCGGGGTAGTCGCGTTTGAGGTTTGTCATCGCCTCAGGGTTTTGCTGCGCTGCGCGGATCTCTCCGGCAGTGGGTGCATCTCCGCCCTTCGATGCGACTTGTTGGGCCGTCTGGAGCTGTTGCTTCAGTTGGCTGTTCAAGCCGCCGATGTGACCTTCGGCATGTCGTAGACGATTCGTGACTTGACCAAGCATGGTTTCAAGTCCAGTGATCTTGTCCAAGAGTGCTTGCTCCGCCGTCGGAGCTGCTTCTTCACCACCCTTAGGTGCATCGGCCTGTGCGGCGGGTGCGGGGGCAGTGGATTCAGCCGGGCTCGGCGTGCCATCTTGTGGATCGATCGCGGTGTCGTCGGCTGGCTGCGCGCCTCCAGCCTCTTCTGCCTCGAGCTGATCCCAGATCTTCTGTGCTTCGTCTTGCGGGTTAACGGTTTCCTGTACGTTCATTTCAGTTGCGTCTCTCTTGGTGGCCATCACTGGCCGGGGGTGCCAACGCTGAGAAGTTCCTCAGGGTCGACGGCTTGACTCAGGCTCGCCTCTTCGGCAAGGCTGAGAATCTTGTTCAGCTCTCTGATCCCCCCACGGATCAGGGCCGTCTGCTCGACGCCGTATGACGGGCTGTCGTTCAGCTTTCGTAGTTCATCGACTCGTTCGTTGATGACCTGCGAAAGCCGCTTCCAAGTCAGTGATCGGAAGTCCTCTGGTTTCAAACACGCCCCCGGAAATAGAAAAGGGCACCCGGATTAGGGGTGCCCTTGAAAGAGTTCATCTTGGAGAAAACGGGACAGGCAACCGCAAAGCGCACTGACCCGGGGCGAATAATACCAGCATTGTGATACGTTGTGCAAGACATCAGATGCCGGAGCCCTGACGGACCTTCAGAGCAGCCTCGGCGTTGAAGCGCTCGCGGCCGTCTTGGATCTTGATCATCTCGAGCCGCTCCTTGGCCGCCAAGTTCTCGCGGTCGAACTGGTTGGTCGACTCGAGCTTCGCGATGGCCAGATCACGTGTGAGCTGGTTGTCGATGGCCGACTGCTCGGACTCGGCACGCTCGCGCTCGATGTTGTAGGCCAGCGTCTTCTCGCGCACCAGCAGCTCGCGCTCCTGCTTGGTCAGCTCGAAGTTGCGCTGCTTGTCGCGGTCCTGCAGGTCCAGCTGCTTGGCCTGCATGCGCATCTCCTCGGTGGCGATCTTCGGATCTTGCGGTGCGCCCTGCTCTGCCATCGCCTGCTGGTCCTGACTGAACTGGTCCTCGGTCTTCATCAACTCGTCGGGGTTGACTTTGAACGCCTTGAGGATCGCACGCAGTTCCTCGCGCTCCTTGAGGTGCGGGGTGTAGCGTGGGTTGTTGGTGATGTTGGCCAGATTGAGCAGCGCTTGGTTCTGGATGTCGCGCTCGATCAGTGCGGTGGAGCCGCGGGCATCGACCTCGTAGTCGCCCTTGATGGCTGGCTCTGGGTCGTTGGCCATCTTCCAGTCGTAGTACCGGCCGATGTGCGGGCGCGTGATGTTGTCGTCGTACAGCTTCACCCGCTGGCGCAGGACCGCGTTGGCGTTGTTGTAGAGCATGACCATGCCGCCGACGGTCTCGGGGGCGCTGCCCTGCTGGCCGCCGAGGATCTGCGGCATGTTGGCCTCGGTGTCGGCAAAGCCCATGGCCGCCTGTGCGATGGCCAGCAGCTCCTGCAGGTGCGAGTTGAACTCAAACACGCTGAAGGCTTGGCGCACGTCCTCGAGGTCGTCCTTGGCCAGCCAGATCTTGTTGGGGGTGATCTCGTAGCTGCCGTTCTGGGGGATGACCAGCCCCTTCTTCATGACGATCTGGCCACCCAGCGAAGTGCGGCCGTTGTCCATGACCTGACGCCAAGCGCTGTTGACCACGCGCTGTTGGTGCTCCAGCTCGTCCGGCAGGCCGTAGCCGTAGGGGGAGTCGTCGCTCTTGCGCCAGCACCAGACGTCGACGGGCAGCGTCTCGTCGGCCACCCACGACGGCATGGCACCGATCACCTTGTCGTTGACCATCACGAGCACGCCGAAGCTCACGTCGCTGATCGGGTCTCCCGTGCGCTCGGTGAGTGTCAGCATCTCGTCAGGCTCGATCTCGCCGTGGTAGGTCCACATCTCGTAGCTGTCTTCTTGGATCACGTCACGCATGACGCGGCCCTCGGCCACGCGGATGCGGTTGGGGCTGGAGCGCAGTACCTCGCGGATTGACTCGGTGTCGTAGCCGGGCAGGCCCACGACGCCGCGCAGTTCCTTGCGGGTGACGTTGCGGCGCATCCAGAAGCCTCGGCCACGCTGGTGGTCGTTGCCGCAGGCGGGGTCGAACCACACGTCCCACGGGTCAAGGCTCTGGCTGGCCGGGACGATGTCCTCGTTGTACTGCAGGGTCTGCGTGCCGTCCGGCTGGGGCAGCCAGATCTTGCTGGTCTGGCGGGCCGGGAACGGGCCGTACATGATGCCGGTGCCCAGACGCACGCCGTTCTCGACCATCTTGCGGCTCTCGCCGTTGTACTCGCACTCGGTCAAGCTGTCGTCGATCGAGTTGCGCATCGCCTCGGCAGCCTTCTTGGCCGCCTCCATCACGATGTTGGCCTCGTCGTTGGCGGTCATGCCGGTGGGCTGGCCGGTGGCCGGGTCGACTGTCGGGCGCTGGTCGCCCGTCATGTCAGCGATCTCAGGGATCGGCGTGGGCTTGATGTCCCAGTTGCGATCGTCCACGGGGAACAGGATCTCGCACATGCGGGCGATGGCCTGATCGACCTTGGGGCGCACGATGTTGATGACCACGCGGGAGCGGTTGCCGTCGGTCACCTTGCGGGCGGGCGGGCCGTTGCGCAGGGTGTTCTCAAACTCGCCGGTGCTCTCGGTGCGCTCGCCAAAGTACAGTTGGGCGTTGCGTCTCCAGCGCTTCTCGACGTCGTGCGACGCACGGTGCTGGACCCACTTGTCGCGCATCGTGGTGAAGTAGCCGTGGAGCTTCTCCACCTCCGACTTCTTCATCTCGGCGAACTGTTCTTGGGTGATCAACTGGCCGTCGATCTCGATGGCTGTGTCTGGGGGAAAGTCGTTGGGGTTCATGGTGTTCTTTCAATAGCCTGCTACTTCGTCGATCACGGACCACGCATGCTCGGTCCCGGTCGGGACTTCCCACGTATCGTCCTCGTCTGGCCACGGCAGGCTGAGCGACGGCTCGTCAAGGCGGGCCAGTGCGTCCATGCCGTCGTCGAAGCGACCCACCGGGAAGGTGGCGTACTCGACGTCGATCAGCTCCTGCACAAGGTCGTGCTCGACTTCCTGCAGGTCGGTGTACTTGAGCTGCTGCGGGAACCACATGCGCCCGCCCTCAAACCATGGGATCAGGCGGCGGATGCGAGCGTTCTTCTCGACGGCACCGGCGACCTCGTGGATCTTGAATCGGTACTGGCGCTGCTCCATCTCGTGCTGGATGTGGGCGATGTCACCCATCATTCCGTAGCGCTCGTATCGCACCTGCATGGGCTTGTGCTTCTTGTGCAGGGCGAACAGCTTGTCGGCCCGCTGGGTCAGGCCCAGCCGGTCGATGACGCCGTCGAGCAGGTAGGCGTTGCCGTCCGAGGCAAGGCCCACCACCCACATGACGGTGCGGTCGGACTTCTTGCGCTTGGTGGTAGAGGTCTTGCTGGGGTCTCCGGCCGGGTCGACCAGAATGACCTTGTTCATCTTCTTGGGGGCGACGTTGTACCGGCTGATCCACGAGCGCTTGAACTCAGCGCCCTCGAGGGGGCGGGGCTCCTGCTGGTACAGCGAGATCCACGACCGAGGGTCGGCCTGAGCCTGCAGCACCATCGCGTCGGTGAACCACTCCTTCCACAGGCGCTCGCCCGGCTCACGGCCAAGCGGGTCGTTGTCGCCCGCGATCATGGGCAGCTTGATGACCTTCCAGCGCTGGGGTTCACGCTCGAGCAGGCGGCCAGCGAGGTCGTCCTCGTGCCACCTCGTCATAATGACAACGATCCGGCCACCCGGCTTCAGGCGGGTCAGCAGGTCGTTGGTCCACCACTCCCACGTCTTCTCACGCACGCGGTCGCTGTCGGCGTCCTCGCGGCTGCGGACCGGGTCGTCGACGACGATCAGGTCGCCGCGGCGGCCGGTGATAGAGCCACCCACACCGACCGCGGTGTACTCGCCGCCATGGCTGGTGCCCCAGCGGCCAGCGGCGGTGCTGTCGGCCGCGAGGGTGACGCTGAACAGGTTCTTGAACTGGACGTCATCCACGCCGTTGCGCACCCGGCGGCCAAAGCGCTCGGCCAGTTCGGTCGTGTGCGAGGCGGCAATGATCGACAGCTGGGGGTTGCGTCCAGCAAAGTACTCAGGAAAGTAGACCGAGCCGTAAGTCGACTTGGCGGAGCCCGGCGGCATCATGACCAGCAGTCGGTCGCAGTCGCCCTTCTCCACCTCGTCCAGCGCCTCGGTCAGCAGCTGGTGGTGGGGCGCGAGCGTCATGTCCTCCGGCAGCCTGTAGCGGCAGTACTCGGTGAACGTCTCGCGGGCCTTGCGGCGCGCGAGCAGCTCAAGCGCGGCGTCGGCTGGCGTGATCACTTGGCCTGCTCCTTGGCGGCCTGAGACGCGATCTTGAGCAGTTCCTCGTCCGTCATGGCCAGCAGCTTCACGGGGCCGCCGTCCTTGCCAGTCAGCTCGACCTTGGACTTGTCGCCATAGGCCGCGGCGTGCAGCTTGCTGGCCACCTTCAGGTTCACGTCGATGGCTGCCTTCAGACCCGACTCGGTGCCGATCGCGGCAGCCGTGCGGCCGTAGTCCAGCGCAGCGTCGACCAAATTGTGAGCCCGCTCGATGCCGATCATGGTGTACTGGTCGCGGGTTTGCTCGCTGTCGCACAGGATCTGACGCAGCTTCCAGCCCGGGATCTTGAACGGCAAAGAGTCGGCGATCGCTTGGAAAGACTCGCCCCAGACGTAGCGGTCGAAGACCTCGTCTGCCACCTCGAGCACCTGCCGCTTGAGTTCAGCGGCGGCGTCGCGCTCGGGCTTGCGGTGCAACGCCGCAACTTCGGGCACGAACTTCTTCGGCGGGATGGGTTTGTCTTTGCTCATGGATCTGAAGTGGTGGCCCCATGGCATCTCGCCTCCTCGGGAGACGATCGACTTGGCAAGCGCCCGGGGCCGTAAAAAGAAAAAGCCCGCTCAGGGCGGGCTGTTTTGGGCGGAGTTGCCCGGACGTGACTTTACACTATTGTGATAGTCCGGGTCAATCGTCGACGCTTTGGGGTAGCCGCGTCAGTCCCTGCCGGGTGCACAGGTTCAGGAAACGCACAGCGGCCTCGATCACCTCGGTGTCCGTCTTCATGCCCCACTCGCGGCGCAGGTAGATGACGGACGCGGCCACCTCGGGCGAGGCTGTCCAGTTGATGGCGCGTCCACCCTTGGCCGCTCGCCACCTGCGCTGGCGCTCGGCACCGGTCATGGCGTTGGGGTTGCGCGAGCCAAAGCCCTTGCGCTTGGTCAGCGCGTCGGGCTTGATCATGTCGGGGTTGCTCATGCGACGACCTTGATCGCCTCGTGGTACAGCGAGCCAACGAAGATGGCCAGAAAGATGGCAACAGCCAGCGCCAGCCTGCCGATGATCAGGCGGGTGAAGCTCAGGTCTTCCCGGTCCAGTCTGGCCTTGGCCTCGGCAACGCGCTTGACGCGCACCGGACAGTCGCGGCCCTGATTGCAGTTTCCGTATTCATCGCAGCAGTTCATGATTTCACCCGATTCTTGTAGATGTTGTAGCGCCACGCCGTGGCTTCCTTGTCGATGCGTTGCCAGACCGCCTCCCGGTCGTCCTCTGGCAGCAAGTTCCATTGGGCCACCTCGAGGTAGGTCCGGCCACAGCCCTTGCAGACCTCGTCGTATAGCGTCGTGCAGACGGCGATGCAGGGGCTGTCTGGGCGTGTCATGCGTTCTCGCCCCACATCAGCACGCGCCACGCTGCGTAGGCCCGCGTGCTGCGCCACCAGCCCATGACGAAGTAAGGCAGATCGAAGTGCGTGAGGTGGCCACCTTCGGCGATTGAGATGACCGGCTTGCCGGGGCTGGTGCGGATCTCAAACATCACACTTGGAGATGTCGTGCCAATGCCAATGCCGCCAGTCATGGAGAGACGCATCGTGTTGGAGCCACGGCCAAACGCGGTGTCGAGGCTGTTGAGCCGCTCGGCGCATAGCTCCGCCCACTCGCGTGTCTGGAAGATGTACTCGGGCTGGCCGCCAAACTGCAGGTTGCCGTCGGCTCCGATGCGCATACGCTCGGTCGGCGTGTAGTAGACCTCCCAGTGGTTGTCAACCTCCTCGGCGATCCAGCCCTGCTGCCAGCTGCTGGTGTGGAAAACGATTGACCCGTCAGCAAAGTTCATTGCGCATCTCCTTGCGTTTGGTTGTTGCGGCGAGCACCAGCGCCCGCTCCATCTCCTGCACGGTGCACTCCTCGAGCTGCTGCGTGTGGACCTCGATGCCAGCCCTGATCAGCTGCATCTCAGGGCCAGTGAACAGGAAGCGACCAAGGCGCTCGCCTCGTTCGTGCGCGGCGTAGGCTGCGTCCTTGGCTGCCTGCAGCTCAGGCAACCAGTCAGCGCCCAGCTTAGGGTTGATGCGCGGCAAGCACACAGCCATGTCGAAGGCCTCGCGCATGGTGTGCGAATGGTCGCCGGTGCCGTGGCCCGCGATGATTGCGTCCATGGCCGCGACGTTGGCCAGCTTCAGGCTCAGCCCCGCCTTGGGCACGCTGCCCACTGGCTTGAAGCCTGCCTTGATCCAGCTCATGTTGTCCATGCGCACGCCCTTGGGTTTGTAGCTGCTCTTCTTACGCATTGTGATGTTCTTTCGGTGTGCAGGTGTGGATCATGACGTCGTCGGGCCTGAGCCTGAACGTCTTGCCGCAGTCGGGGCACGTCACCTTCTTGCCGAAGGTGCGCTCGTAGTTGTCGCTGAACTGGTCCAGCGGCACGTCGTAGGGTCGTGGGCTGCTGCCCTTGCCGCCGTGGCTCATGACTTCTCCACCAGAATTGTGTAGATCACTTGATTGCACCGGGCGCACTTGTACCAGTAGCTGCCCGGGTTGCGGTACTTGATGCCAAAGTTGGTCGGCTCCCAGCGGTGTTTGCAGGTCATGTGTTCATCTCCTTGTTGGGCCACTCAGCCCAGAACAACGGCTTGCCAACCAGATGCTCCTTATCCATCACCATCGTGACAAACTCAAGCGGGGATACCTGCACAGGTGCTGAACGGGCTTGCTTGATGGCCTCGAGTTCTTCGTGCAGCTTGCGCAGGCAGTCCGCAGCCTTGCCATGCAGCGGCCACAGCATCTCCTTCTCCAGCAGGTAAGCCAGCCGCAATGGCTCGGGCCACTTGCCGATGCGCAGCAACTCCTGCGTTGCGTCTTCGCTTGCGTAGTTGTCTGTGCTCATAAGCCCATCTCCTTTCTGATCTGTCTGACGCGCTGGTCGGTGCATCCGACCTCGTGCGCGATGGCTGTTGGCTTGACGCGCTGACGCAGCAGCTCCTCGATGCGCTGGCGTCGTGCGTGGGTTTCGGTGCGCTGCTTCTCGCCGCGCTGCCAGATCCCCATGAACTCCTGCACGCGCTTGAGTCCGATGGCCTTGACCACACTGGCGGGCAGCTCGAGGGTGGTGACGCGACGGCCATCGTCGAGTTCGTACCGGCGCGTCTTGATGCCGTCGGCGCGGGCTCGGGTCTCGAGGCACTTCATGCCGCCTCCCTGAATGCGCTGGTGTTGGCCGCCATCATGTGCAGCAGCTTCTGCTGGCGCTGCTTCTCGCGCCAGCGCCTGCAGCCCACGGTCTTTGGCTGTGGCTTGGGCTTGGGCATGTCGATGCCAGTGCCAAGAGCGAACACCTTCAGCGTGCGTGCGCCCCTAGCGTCCTCGCTCCAGTCGGCAACGTGGACGATGCCCCTGCGGTGCAGCGTCTTGCAGTAGCCGCGCACGGTCTGAATCGCAAGGCCGCTCATGTCGGCCAGTTCGTACATCGTGTGGCAGGCGTCCTGCAGGCCGATCATCAGTTCGGCGATGGCGATGGCGTTGATGCGCGAGCGCTTGGCGGAGGTCACCATGGTGCCTCCTCGGTCTGCTGCAGCTGCTTGCGCTGGTAGTCGCGCAGCTGGCCGGGTGTCCACGGTGTTGGGCCGTTGGCTGGTGGGAATGGCCATGGCTGTGGGGTGCTCATGCTGCCTCCACCCGGCCATCGCGCCACTCGCGGGTCTCGACGCGGCGGCTGGGCACGTTCTCGTGGTCCTGCGAGCCGGGGCGCACAGGCACCCACTCGGGCTTGTAGTGGTCGTCGCTCAGTGGTGAGCTGACGGTACGTTGGCGCGGCATGTTGCCGGTGGTCGCTTTGATTGACATGATTGACTCCATGTGACGTG